CCTTTCAAAGGAAGCCACAGCAAGCCAGCATAACATTTACGATATAGTAAACCACAATAATTTTCATGCTGTCAATAATGAGGATAACGCTTGGCTGAATCACAGGTTTATTCGTCCTATGGGTTATCATTGGTGCGCCGCAACGCAAGCCTCTAACCTGCGCCGACTTAACGGCTTTGATGAACGCCTTGCAGATGGTTATTGCTTTGAGGATGACGAACTGCTTGCACGTGTTTCGATGCTTGGTCTGCAGGTTGAAATTACTGATCACCCTTTCGTCGTACACCAATACCATGAACGAACGTATGTTCCCGCTAACTGGCAGGCACTTTTCAATCTGAATAAGCAGCGCTTTCAAGCCATACGCAAGTCACGCAACCCGATAGCGGTACACCAATTTACACGCAACCTGTATGAAATATAAGGCGATAATAAGCACGCAGGTAAAAGACGAAAACGAATATCTTGACGAGTGGGTAAATCACCACTTGTCAATAGGCTTTGAGCATATTGTAATTTATGACAATGAAAGCGCCTGCCCGGTTAAGAACCGCTGGGGCAAAGCGGTAACAGTAAAGCTTGAACGAAGGCAATTTGAAGGTTCAGCCGCTGACAACTGCCATAACGATACGGTGCGTAACTTTCAAGCCGATTGGATTGCCCGCATTGATGTTGATGAATTTATAGTGCTGAAGCAGCCCGGTGGCATAAATGAGCTGCTTGTACCTTACAAAGACTTTGGCGGGCTGGGGCTTAACTGGCGAATCTTTGGCACGTCAGGTCACGTGCGTAAACCAGCCGGCGCAGTGAGGGATAATTACGTTTGGCGTATGCCCGACCGTTGTGGCTGGGTGCTGAACGGTGGCAGCTTCCAGCTAAAGACCATTATTCGCCGGGAGTTCTGCTTGCAGGTTCATCACCCGCATTTTTGTATTTCATCCCGACCACTTGTGAATGAAGATTTCGTGCCTTACCCCGATGCGTGGACTGACTCAAGCAGAACCAAAGCAGTCATTCACCATTACGTGACGAAAAGCCTTGATGAATGGCATAAAAAGTACGATCTTTGGCGGCATAAATACGGCTTGCGCACGCTGAAAGACCTTGCCGATATTGAAACGAATTGTATAGTTTTAGATAAATCATTTACAACCATGACAAACGAAAAGACTTGGGAATGGGCGTCGCATCAACCATTAATTAAAGCTGTGCTTGAACTTTACAAACCGGCTTTTATCCTTGAACTTGGCATAGGTGAAAATTCCACGCCGCTTTTCGCCGGGCTGAATTACATAGGCGTTGAAAATGACAGGGCTTGGATCGATCACCTTACAAAGCTTTACCACACTAATCAGACTTTCATTTGGCACGACCTTGACCGGCAGGTGACTTCGCTGGCTGATTACTATAATTCATTGCAGCTGCCCGACGTTAAGCCTAACCTGCTCTTTGTTGACAATTACGAAACGTGCCGCATGATTGCAATTAATACGCTGCGCACAAAGTTTGACGCCATATTGTTCCATGACTGCGAGCCTGAACCGGGCGCACGCATTAACCATTACGACATGATTAATTCCGAAGGGTTTAACGTGTATTTTCTCAAAACGCCTGCCAACTGGACAGGGCTGATGGTGAGCATTGCGTCAGGGCTTGACCGTGGCTTCCAGCCTTTGCGGCAGGTGGTTGACAATTACATTGATGAGTTCATAGGTAAGCACCCGGCGGCGCTTGGTATGCGTTTGAGTAATAAGTACGAAGAATGAAGGTGCTGCTCGTCAACCCGTGGACTGATGATTACCTACCGCCGCCTGCAATCGGTTATCTGCAAGCTGCTTTACGTCATTGGAAGGTTGACGTCAGGGCATACAATCTTGAACAGGCGTTAGCCACGACCGAGCAGTTTGATCTTGTGGGTGTAACATTTCATTCATTTTCTGTTAGAAGTGCAAATATTCTCCGAAATAAATTCAAATGTAAATTAATCTGCGGTGGTCATCATCCGTCGGCTATGCCTGAACAAATGCTGGCAGCCGGGTACGATCAAGTGGTAGTAGGTGAAGGCGAGAACGCCATTATTGCAATAGTGCAGGGCAATAACGAACCAATCGTACAGGCGGCAGCACATGAACATAGGTATTTCTTTGGCATTGACGAAATCCCTATGCCTGACTACACCGGTATTAACTTCGGTGGCTGTGCCGGTATATCAATCATCACGAGCCGGGGCTGCGCCTTCAAGTGTAACTTTTGTGCTTCGTCACACTTTTGGGGGCATAAGTACAAAATGCGCAGCGCCGATAATGTCATACTTGAAATTGAACGCCGTAAGGCAGAAGGTTACACGACTTGGATTTTTGAGGATGACAACTTCACATTGAACAAGCAGCGCACCTATGAAATCTGCCGGGCTTTGGACGGTAAGTATTACTGGCAATGTACGTCACGTGCCGAAGCGCTTGACGCTGACCTTTGTGCTGAACTTTACCGGGCTGGCTGCCGTAAGCTTTGGCTTGGCGTGGAAACACTTTCGCAGGCGGCACTTGACCGCTGCAATAAAAATACAACAGTTGAACGTATGCTTGCCGGCATTGCAAATGCTGCAAGGGCTGGCATACCTACAATTTCCCTATTTATAGTCGGCTTGCCGGGCGATACGGCACAGGACGTAGCAATCACACGGGCAAGGATAAAAGATAGCGCAATTACCGAAATGGGGACTAACCTTGCATGGATTTTGCCCCGCACCGCAATACACGAAAAGGCAAAGGAATACGGCTTTGATGACGGCGTTTACCTTGAAAGCGGTGCGCCTTTTTATACTTATGAGCAAAGTATTGAAACTTTGCGCAGCTGGGAGTACCAAATAATGACAGCCCGATGATAGCACTCATTACACCTACCGGCGCACGCCCGGCACAGTTTGAACTTTGTCAAATATTTATGCGCCGGCAGACCTATGCAGGTGATGTAGTATGGCTGATTATTGATGATGCGCAGCCACGTTCAACCGAAATGGTTCAGGCTGACTTTAAGCCCGGCTGGACTATAATCAAGATTCATCCCGTACCAGTTTGGCAGTACGGGCAGAACACGCAGGCACGCAATATCGAAGCCGGGATAAACACCTTGCTGGCTAATTACCAGCGTGCGGACATTGAGGCAATTTTCATCATTGAGGACGATGATTATTACCGTGCCGTTTATCTTGAACGCATGATGGCTCGCCTTGCTAACTTTAAGGTGCTGGGCGAAATGAACACGGTTTACTACAATGTTTTTTACCGTAACTACTTTGTCAACCGTAACACTTCGCACGTGAGTTTATTCCAGCTGGCTTTTCGCCCTGAAATGATTGAACTTTTTGCCAGTAATTACAACCAGCGGTTTATTGATTTTAAATTCTTTGAGAAGCTGCATTCCCTGCTTTATGTTCACCGGGGCGAAGTAGGCTTGTTCAATGAAGGTAATTTAGCAATAGGAATGAAAGGTATGCCGGGGCGTGCTGGTATTGGCGCAGGGCACGGCAAGTTACTCAATATGCGCCCCGATCCACAAATGCTTTACTTAACTCACGAAATACAAGATGATGCAAAACTCTATGAAGGATATTACGGGAATCACGGTGTGTCACAACACCGAGGTCTTAATGCGCACCGCTTACGATAGTGTACGCAAGTTTCATCCAACAATGCCAATCATAATTATTGACGGCAGCACACCCGGCGATCCGTGCTATAATTACGTGCGCACACTTGCAAGCGACGTTACAACCGTAGGGCAAGCCGGCTACAATATTGGTCATGGCAGGGGAATGGATGCCGCTATTGGAATGTGTAAGACTCGCTTTGCGCTGATCTTTGACAGTGATATTGAAATGATCAAAAGCCCCGTGGAACTGATGCTCGCCATGATGGACGAAGATACTTACGGCGTGGGCTACCTTGAAAAGACGGGCTTTGATGGTTATGAATACGGGGCGCAGCCGCACCACAAAACGCAGGGCTTTATGTATATGCTGCATCCGTTCTTTCACTTGCTGCAAATCAGCGAATATTACAAGTTCCATAAGTACGTACATCATGGCGCACCTTGCTTCAAGGCAGCGCTTGACATACATCAGCACGGGTTGACAGACCGCATCATAAAGCGCTTACCCGATCTTGGTCATACTTCGGGGAAGGGCTGGGTATGGGATGCAATCAAGCCGGTTTACGTAATACATAACACTGCCGGCACACGACGTAACAGGGCGGCGAAAGGCAAAACTGAAATTGAAGGCGTATGGGAACGGTAGCAGTGCTGGGTACAGGCGGTTCGGTAAATGAATACCTGCCGGTTTATGATTACACTATTGGCGTGAACGACATTTGGAAGTACGTCAAAACTAATGCTATTGTCTGCTTGGATTATCCAAAGGTGTTTAACCCGGAACGCCTGCGGATAATAAACGAAAGCACACCTGAAGCCTTCTTTAGTCAGATTGTGGCATGGGATCACCGGGCAGACTTCCGTAAGATTGACCTTATTGCCGGTTACCCCGATCACGCCGTTAATCTTGACCAGCCGGGTTACTACAAAAGCTATTGCAGTCCGTTTGTGGCGACACAGATAGCTTGGAAGGGCTTTGGTGCTACCGAGATACATTTGTTCGGTGTTGACCTAACAAATCATCCGCATTTGGATAAGGTTCTCTGCGCTGCGATTACGCTGCACTTTAAAAACCTAAATAAAGCCCTCAAGGAACGGGGCTGTCAGATTGTGGTTCATGGTAACGGGATACTTACTGCACAATTATAGACAGCAATTATTTCAAAGCTTGGCATACCTTTGAAACTTAAACCTAAAACATCATGGACGAAACTTGTTGTTTTGCTTATAATACGATGAGCACAATACAGATGGAACAATTTCTTTACCACGATGAATATTCCATGTATAATGAAGATGCAAACGGCGCTCACCAGCTTGACAATCTGATTTACTACCAGTTATTTGAGTGTTAATGGAATCAGTGTCACTTAAAATCTATGGCGACATTGGCGAACAAATGCCTGACAGCATCTTTGGTGAAGCTGCCGAAATGATCTCTGCAAAATCCGTTTCAGAATTTCTTGACGCCAACGCTTCAGCGACTGCAATTGAAGTACGCATTAACAGCCGGGGCGGCGACGTACAAGAAGGCTGGGCGATCCACGACCTGTTAGTAAATTCGGGCAAGAAAATTACAACCATCGGCGAAGGTAAAGTTTATTCCATTGCTACAATAATATTTCTTGCCGGGGCTGAAAGGCTCGTGATGAAGAATGCCGATGCGCTGATACATAACCCATTCATCCCACCTTACACGCTGGCAGACCAGTACGAAAGCGGCGACCTTGAAAAAATTGCCGAAAGTTTGCGGCAGGAAGAAGAAAAAATCCTAACGTTTTATGCTGAACGTACTGGTACGGCAGTTGATGTGCTTGCCGGATACATGAAGGAAGAAACAAAGCTTTCAGCCGAGGATATGCTCACGCTGGGCTTCGCCACAAAAATCATTGAACCTGTAAAGGCTTACGCTTATATCAAACCTAAAAATAATTTTATAATGGACGAAAAGGCTTTTTTTGAGAAACTCGGTGCGACGCTTGACGGCGCTGTGCTGAAGATGAAGAACTTTTCAAGGATTAACCCGGCAGCCCAAACGCTGACCGACGCCGCTGGCAAAGAATTTAAACTTGAAAAGGAAACTGGCGAACCTGCCGTTGGTGACGCAGCTGCACCGGACGGCACATACACAATGACCGACGGCAAAGTGATTGTCATTGCCGGTGGCGTTGTCACTGAAATTAAGGAGGCAGAAGTTGAAAGTGAATTGGATGCAGCCAAGAAGCAAATAGCTGAACTGACCGCTGAACTTGAAAACGCAAAGAAAGATCACGAACAAGCTGTGGCTGCAGAAGCATCCTTTCGTCAGCAGGAAACAGAAGCAAAGGCGCTGATTGTTGAACTCTCAAACCTGAAGAACAGCTGGAAGCCCGCCGCAAGGGATAAGGGAAGTTCAGCCGAAGCCAATGGCGCTATTGATATGGGACGGGTAAAAGAACTGAAAACAAAGTTAAACCAAAATAACGAATAATTATGTCACAAGCATCTCCCGTATGTGGTCATACGATAAACCTTGATAACCTGCATTTCTCCGCTGATGAAATCAGGTCGTTGAATGAACTGGTTGTAGAAGCCGTTCTTCTTGCTCCCGAACTCACGAAGTTTCATACGCTTGTCACCGGGATTAAAAACGACAAACGTATTGGTACGATTCCCGGTTCATTCGGTCTGATCGGTAAAGCTGCACAGTCCTGTAACCCGACCGCACAGTGTTACGAACTGCCAGCCACAGAGAAAACATGGTCACCGAAATATCTTGAACTTATAATTGATATGTGCGTCGACGAACTTAACGACACGTTTTTAAAGTTAGCAGTGAACTGCGGTGTCGATGTTTTCGACCTGACAAGAACCGAAATTTTCACCTTCTTGCAGGACATACTTATAAAAGACCTCAAGAAGATGGTGTTACGTCATGCTTGGTTCGGTGACGTGAATGCAGCTAACTTCCCGGTTGGTAATCTTACGCCCGGCATTGACCCTGACTTCTTCAATGTTATCGACGGGTTCTGGGTACAGTTCGCCACAATTTACGCAGCCAATCCGAACCAGCTGATCGCGCTGCCGGGGAACAATCAAGCAACGACAGCGTTACAGTTCTCGGTCGCTACACCGCTGCTGATGTATAATGCTATTAATAACCTTATTGATAGCGCACCGTGCGAACTGGCAGAACAGCCCGACCGCATATTGCTCGTCACGAAGTCCGTAATGGACAGGCTGCGCAGGCAGCTTCAGGCACTCGGCACGGCGTTTCAGGATTACAAGCTGATGACCAATGGCATTGAGATCGCAATGTGGGACGGCATACCAATCTACTCGGTCTGCCTTTGGGATCAGTGGATACGTGCCTACGAAAACAATGGTACTACCCTCAACGACCCGCACCGTGCAGTTTATACTACCAAGTCAAACCTGAATATCGGTATGGCTTGTACCAGTGTGTTTGAAAACATCAATTCATTTTACGATCCACGCAGCCGGTACAACCGCATTGAGGCTGTCGATGCTTTTGATGCAAAGATAATTCAGGATGCGTTGCTAATGGTCGGAAGATAGGAGGCTGATATGACAATAGGTTGTAATCAGATAGTTGATTGTATCCTCAAGAACTGTGAGAACCTTGTTCCGGGGATAAAGGACGTGGCATATTTTATCAACTGGGATTGTGTTGATAAAGACCTTTCCACGTTTGACGCTGATAATCCACTTTTACTTACGCAGCTTGTATTGAAAGCCGCTTCGCCAACTTGCTACGCCTTTTGCGTGGAAGGGTACAATTACAGCAACGAACACACGGTTGCAATGGTGAAGAAAACCTATCAAAAGGTATGGGATCATAACTTCATTTTCCGCATCTTTGATAACACGCCCGAAGTAAAGCAATGGATTGAGAATGCAAAGGACAGCCGGTTCGTGGTAATTATTGAGAACAATTACAATAAGCCCGATGCCGTGCTGGGTGCTGGCAGAACGGTCTTTGAAGTGCTGGGCTGGGATTTCGGTTTGGAACTTAACGCTGCCGAAAGGGACGTTAAATCAGACGAGATGCTTGGTGGCTGGCTGCTGACAGCTGGTTGTAGCGACTTGCTGAAGGAATCTTATATGCCGCTTTCATTCTTTGTGGGCGGTACGATTGCTGCTACACGGGCTGCCGTTGCTTCATTGCTTGCGCCTTGTTGTGAAGATTAACAAGCGGGGATTAATTTCCCCGCTTTTTTACAATGAGCCTCATTGATGAAGTAATTGCATTCAGCCGGGCATACATTAATAGCCCGGCGGCACGTACACCACAACGAAAGAAACAAATTCGGGAGGCATTGCGTGCAATCACCGGGCAAAGCATGAAGATTTCATGTGCAACCTGTTACATTGAGGCTTTGTTTAAAATAATTAAATATACAAATATGGCATTCAGTCAATACGAGTTACGCAGAGGCTACGTTGCACTTTTAGCCAAGCCTTTTAACGGCATAAAGGCATTTACAAACAAGCAGATAACGGATGAACTTGCACAGGAATTTCTACGGCAGCATCCTGAAAGGGTAGTTTACTTTACAAAGATGCCACGCCCAGCAACGCCGGGCATACCAGCCGGGATAAACATAGTTGAACCTGCAAAGGTAACCAAGCTTGAAAATCCTGCCGCCGCTGAAGTTGAGATAATACCACCTGCGCAGCCAGCCGTCAAGCCGAAAACCGCAGCCAAACCACGCAGTCATAAACCTGCTAAAACGACAACATAATGCGAATTTCCGCTACAAAGACGTCACCACGGGTAGAGCGGAACATTTATCTCACTTCAAAACGCATCAAGGGGTACGGCACAAACAATGACTACCCTCAAAAAGTTCTTGAAATCATAAACAGTTCCGGCACGGGGCGTACCTGTATGGATATTTACGTGAAGTTCGTCGAAGGTGAAGGCTTTACGGACGTCGTGCTGGGCGAAGCTGTGCTTAATAGCCGGGGTGAACGTGCCAATAGCTTACTACGCAAGGCTGCAAAGGACTTGAAGAACTTTAATGGCTTTGCGTTCCTTGTCAAGTATAACGGGCTGGGGCTGCCTTACGAATACCTGAACATCCCTTTTGAACACTGCCGAATTGAAATTAACGCCGAAAAGGAATACACCGGGCGTATAGCCGTGCATCCCGATTGGACTAACATTACTGGCAAGCGCTTTAATGTTGATGATGTAACGTACATCGATAAGTTTGATCCTAAAGCCGTTGAAGCGCAAATCATAGCAGCCGGTTCGCCTGAAGCTTATGTCGGGCAAGTAATGTACTTCACGGCTGATGGCGACTTTGAATATCCTATCAGCCCATTTGATCCCGTCATTACTGATATGCTCACGGAAGAAAGTGTTTCAACCGTCAAGCACCGCAACGCAAAGTATAACTTCCTGCCAGCCGGCATACTGGTACGCAAGGGAATAAAACCCAAGACGCTTGACAGTGGGGCAATTGATACCAGCGACCCGATGTATATCGAACAGCAGGAAAGCGCCACAATGATAAAGCAAATGCAGGGCGACGAGAACGCTGCGAAGATTTGGGTTGTTGACGTGGACGCTGACGAGGAGAAGCCGGAGTTCATTGAATTTAACGGCAAGAACTTTGACCGCCAGTACGAAGTAACCGAAAAGACCGTGCAGGAAAACATAGGCAAAATGTTCATCATCCCGCCTATCCTGCGGGGCGTTGACGTAGGGAGCGGCTTTGGGGCTGACCTCATGAACAATGCTTACAACTTTATGAACAGTGTTACGGCAAATGAAAGGCAGATGATTGAAATTGCCTTCAAGGACTTGCTTGCATACTATGTAATTGAATTTACGGATTATAGCATTAAGCCGCTTACTTACATTTTACCACCTACAACGCCTGCGCCATGATAAATCTTGTTACAAAAGCTGATCTTGACGCTTACAAGTACATTGCAGATTCAATCAAGAATCATACAACGTGGGCGCAGTTCGTCAGTGAGGCGCAGCTGCTTGACGTCAAATACTGGCTGGGTGACGGGCTGCTTTTGGAGATAGTCGGGCAAGCTTCAACGCTACCAACTACCATCAGCGCCGCAAATCAGACGCTTTTGAATGGTGGCACTTACACATATTTATCAAAGAATTATTACTTTCAGGGCTTGAAGGCTTGCATCATTTACTATGCCTTTGCCCGGCTGACGAACCGCACGGCGTTCAACTACACCGCTGCCGGGATAGTGGTCAAGGAAAGCGACTTCAGCACGCCGGTTACCGATAAAGTAATGCAGCGTCTTGAAACTGAAGCACGCCTCACGGCTGACGCCCTCAAGTGTGAAGTAATCGCCTTTCTTAACCGCAACTATGCCACGTATCCGCTTTGGCGTGATAGTGCGTATTGCAGCTGTGCAGCAACTTGCACCAATAACAGACCGTTCACCGTACTTGGAGATTAACCTTAAACTGAAAATATCATGGCAGAATCGGATAAAAACGCACACCGTCCCTGGCAGAATATCGCAATGGGAAACATTACACGGGTTATTCAGGTCAACTTCAATGACCGGTCAAATCCGAACATTGATGCTAACGGCGATTTTGAAGATGAACGTGGGTTTTTCATTCGTTCCGGCACGGGTGGAATAATTAAGTATTGCCCGGTCGGAAACGAAGATTCGGAAGCGATAACGAAAACCGTTGACGCTACACCGTATTTCGTCGATCCGGAAATATGCCGAAAAGTATTCAAACTTGTGACGTCGCCGGATACGGAAATTTATATCGGTTACGGCGTATGAACATTTATTTCAATAACCAGCCTTTTGAAACGGCATTAGTATTTATTGCCGGGAAAACGATTGATATGTCATTCAACGTTTATAGGTGGGATATCAGTACGTCAAGTTGGTTATTGTGGGACATGACCGGGATGATAATAACCGGAAAATTCAGACGCATGGACGGGCTGCTGATAAAAGAAATTACAAGTTCCGGAGGAACGCCTGAAATAACTATTGCGGGCAGTTCAATGAGTATTTATGATTCGGGATTTACGGAAGCAAATTTCGGTGAATACGAGATCGAGGTTAACGATAGTGGAGAAACAGTTGCAATTATGCGAGGGTATTTTAACGTGTTGAAAAATATAATTTGATGTCAATAGTAATAGGTGTCAACCTGAACAAATTCCGTGGAGGCGGAACGCCAACACCGCCGTCGCCAATTCCTCCGACTTCTTATACGAATCCCGGCGGTAGTGGAAACAGAGTCGGGTCAATAGCTGTTACTGCTACTTGCGATTTCCAATTTTGGGCGTGGCCACCATTTAACGAGGAATTTATCAATGGTGATTTGACAGGTGCTGGTCAGGTTTATGAAAATGCCGAAGCCGTTGCGGGGAAATGGGTAAATTTCGACTTTGGGGCAGGGGTGCGGAAAGTCATTGATGAATCGACGTTATACATGAGTAACGGGTTGTTTTCAATGGGAAACAGGAAATGGCAGGGCTCGGTTGAAGAATCGGCGACGCCGGCTGACGGTTCATTTGTTGATATTGGCGGGGCATTCGCCGTCGGAGCAACGCCCCTCGTGATGACTGAATTAGCCGGGAATGCAACCGGGTACAGGCATTATAGGCTGATAGGCGTTAGCGGGAACTGCGTCGTAAACGCATATTGGAACGAATTTGAATTTAAGATCAGGGATGCTTAACGTTCACAAAATTATAATACTTGCCCTCTGTATGTCATTCAATATTACCTGTACGGATCCAAATAAATTCAAGGTCGAAGAATACGTTTCGCATCCCGCATTTGAACTTGAATTAACAATCGCCAACCCGAATACACAGGTAACGTTACCGCTTTTGAGAACATACAATTCCGGGGTGTCTTTTTACCAGTATAACTTCACGGTCAACTACGGCGACGGGACTGATCTGAAAACAATAACGGCATACAACGATCCTGACGGAATCCATACTTACGTTAATCCCGGTACGTACAGATTAAAAATATCGGGGCTTTGTGAGAATTTCCATATCAAGGATGCCTATTACGATAACACGGCGTTCGGGCTATTGATAACGAGGATAATTCACTGGGGGCAGACGAAATTCATAAATATAAATTTCACGGAATGTTTCAACCTGAAAAGCATTAACAAACCGGAAGCCGGGTGCTTTGCCTTAATACAGGATTTCAAACGGGTATTTTATTTATGTATCGGCTTACAGGTAATCCCGGACGGGCTTTTTGATAGTGCTGTTTCCGCCACAAGTTTTGAAGATACGTTTCTTGATTGCATTAATTTACTTGCGATTCCCGTCGGGTTATTCGATGAAAATATTTTAGTAACGAATTTCAAGGGGACGTTCCGGGGATGCGTTTCTTTGTCAGTAATCCCAAATAATCTATTCCGATATAATCCGCTTGTCACAACGTTTGAACAAACATTCTACTCGAACGTGAATCAGCCGTCAGGGATTACTGTAATACCCGATGACCTGTTCAGGTACAACCCGAATGTAATAACATTCAAAGAAACGTTTTTCTTTTCTGATATTCCCGCCATTCCCGCCGGGTTATTCCGGTACAATCCTTTGGTAACGTCGTTCTATGCTACGTTTTGGGGGTGTACGAAATTATTGCAGATTCCAGTCGGTTTGTTCCGGTACAATACTGCGGTCACGACGTTTTATGGCGTGTTCGTTGATTGTCTTTTGCTGACGACGATCCCGGCTGATCTGTTCCGGTACAATGTTTTGGCTACCAATTTCGACAGGTGTTTTGAAACGTGTATTGCATTAGCCACGATTCCCGCCGATCTGTTAAGATACAACGTTCTTGCCACGACGTTCGACAGGTTATTCATGGACTTGCCGATAACCGTAATCCCGGTCGATCTGTTCAGATATAACGTGGCTGCATTGAATTTCAAACAAGTATTTTATAATTGCGTGTATATCGCCACAATCCCCGCCGGGATATTTTCTTATAATACGTTGGTGACAAGTTACGAATCTGCTTTTCAGATGCAGATTCCAAAAGTATTCGCCGGGAACGCACCTGCTTTATGGAGTTTAGTACCTGAACCTACTGGGACGAATTGCTTCACGAACTGCACAGGATTCACAAATTACGCTGCAATCCCGAATGATTGGAAAGGATTGTAAAACAGTATCGGAAATGAGAATAAAAAAGATGGGGCTGATTTTACGGATAATGACTTTCGGGTGGGCGAGAGGGATTTCACTTGCGCCGATCGGAATATTCATCCGGGAAGAACATTTTACCGATCCCGTTCTGATTAACAAGGAGAAAATTCACTGGGCGCAACAAATGGAATTACTCATTCTGCCTTTTTATGTTTGGTATCTTGCTGAATGGATTATACGGCTTCCGATAAATGGTAAAAGTGCCTATCGTAAGATTTGGTTTGAACAGGAAGTAGCCAAGTATGGACATGACTTAAATTATCCGAATATTCGTAAACGTTTCAATTGGTTAACTAAAACTTAAAAAAATGAAAGCAATTTTAGTGTTATTTATGGCGGTCTTGTTATCTTCATTTTCATCCGTGGATATTAAAAAAGATTTTGTTAAACAGAAATTCGTTGACGGGGAACTGAAAACCGTTCAGTTGATGAAACTTGAAATGTCGTCAAAAATTACGGGCGTATTAACAAATCTTGCAACAGATGAAGAATACCTGTTAAATGTTAATGGCGACGTCGTTAGTGTTTATGAACCCGCTAAAAACGAATCAGTTATGATGAATCCCGTTCCTCCCGGCATGGGCTTGTCCTGTACTTGTTGTACTTGCGGTTGTTCGTTTTCAACAAGGATGACAAGTTGGGGCTGTGTGACGTGTCCGCAATGTTCGGCTAAAATGGGATTTTATGAATGTATTTTCCAGTGCGGTTGCGGAGCGGGGTGTACGATGTTTAAGATTATAGAATAACCACCGGGACTAAATGTACTGGTCGATAATAATATTGGCGGTTCTGATCTGTTTCTGTAACTGCACACAGGACGAAATACGATTCCATTGGGATCGCACGTTCGGGAAGTGGTTCAAGCCCGATACGTTTTGGTACGATTGGATTAATCCTTCAGTAAGTTGGGCAAATAAGTATTGGAGCAAGAACGCTGTCTTGAGATTCCTGTTTTCGACGGTATTGGTATGGATTACCGACCTTTGGCACTTGCTTAAAGCGGTAATCATAAATGCGGTATTCGTTGCGGTGCTGATATTGATTGATGAGCCGTTCGTTTGGTGGCGCTGGCTGATCATACTGGCTGTGCTGAACATACTTTGGGGAATACTGTTTGAACTGTTCATCGGGATATACGGGGCGTTAGGTGATAAAAAAAGGTGAAAGCAATAATACAATACGTGGGCTACTTTATGGCGTTAGTCGGTGCTGTGACTGTTATTTGGCGCATAGCAGTTTCATTCCAAAAGGCTGACGACCTGAACATTCACAACACCGAGGACATAATTGAAATTCGGGATGACATGGTTACCAAGACTGAATGGTATCTGTTCACGGATTCAATCTATAACCACAATCGCCGGATGCGGTCATCGATGAATGAAATAAAAGTCGGGCTGAATAACCTGCGTAATAGTTATGTTTCTTACCTTCGTAACGACAGCCGCCTGACGAAGGATGATTTTCTGCGCTACATGGAAGGCATAGAATTTGAACTAAAAAAAAAGCCCGACAACAGTTCATTGCTGATTCCATTGCGACCAAGCGACTGATGGACACAATTGAGTTTAAAATTAGGATAAGGAAAATCCAATGAGCAACCCACTTGAAAGCGTGCCTGAACATTACATTTTCGGGGAGATTAAGAAAATCCTCAAGCGTGAGGTCAAGGCTTCATCAAAAGTTATTTCCGATTACGTCTGCAAGCAGGTTGCGGAAACTATCAGCCCGATATGGACTATGCTCGGCGAAATAAACAAAGCGGTTGAAGATCACGAACGGCGCATAAAAGAACTTGAGAAACGCATCAATGATAAACCTGACACTTGAACGCACCCACCTGAAGGCAGGTTACACCGTTGGCAAGTTATCCGTCAATGGCAAATACTTTTGTGACACACTTGAGGACACTACCCGTGACCTGAACCACGACGGCGACCTTGACGATCCGGGCGAAGGCAAGGTTTTCGGTGAAACTTCAATCCCTTACGGGCGCTACCACGTTCAAGTAACATGGTCACCGAAGTTCAAAAGGCTGCTTCCGTTGGTGCTGAACGTTTGGGGCTTCATTGGAATAAGGATGCACCGGGGGCGCTGGGCTGCTCATACGCAGGGGTGCATACTCGTCGGTGAAAACAAGATCAAGGGCGGCTTAATCAATAGCGCCGACTGGGAACAGCGCCTCACGAAGCTGCTCCACGACTATCAGATTGCAGGTGAACAAATTTATATTAACATCATTTAAACAAACAGTTATGAAAACAATCCTAATGCTTTTACTTTTAATCCTACCGGCTGCGCTTTGCGCCCAGCCCGATTCCACAGCCTACCCACAGCCGGGATCAGTCTTTGACATTTTCGCAGACCTGAATTACTGGCTGTCAAGTACCGCCACCGTGGCGGGGCTGACAATCTTCCTGACGCTGATTGTTTCAAAGTTCTGGAAAACAATTACCGCAATTTGGAAACAGGTCGTGGCACTTGTGATTAGCGTCGTACTTATGTTTGCTGGTAATTTGGCTAATATTGGCTTCATGGCGGAGTTTACCACCGTCACCACTATTGTCTATGGGCTGGTTGTGGGCTTCATGGCGAACGGCTTGTATGACCTAAAGAACCTAACTAACAAATAAGCCTCATTTGGGGCGTTTTAAGCGAAGCAAATGCAAAGCAATGGTATAGTCCGCTTTGGGGCAAGATCGTTTAAATGCGGTCTGTTTGCGCTAATCGTGGCAAGTATTTTGTCAGGGTGCGTTACGCAACGCCGTTGCTTGGAAAAATACCCGCCGCTGCCAGCTGACACCGTCATTAAGGAAATCGTCACCTACCGGGACACGACCGTTTACATTGCCCTGCCGGCTGATACCCTAACCGATTCAGTTTTTATCCAAGTACCGTGTCCCGGTCTTGACGATTACGTGAGTGACACCGTGCGGGCTGAACAGAAATTAGCAAGTGCAGCGGCATGGATCGAACACCGAAAACTAAAGGTCGAACTGGCTATGAAGGAAGCCGTACTTGAATTTACGATCGACAGCATAGCGGCGACGAGGACGAAAACCATCACTATTACCGAAACGGTTTACGTCGATAAAAAAGTTGTGCCACCTTTTTACCGTGCCAGTTTGTTTGTAAATATTATCCTAATCCTGCTTTTTATCATTGGCATAATTTTATCTTTGCGTCGTTAGACCAAAGGTTTTCATCTTCGTTAATGCAAATTTCGGTCAGAGAGGGCGGCTCACAAGGTCGCCTTTTCGTATTTTATGCGATTTAGTAAATTTGGTCGTTTTTTTAGTATTTGCGCTATTTTCATCATCCAGTAAGGTGTTTGTCCTACCCATCATACGAACGTAGTTTAGTCCGGTGGCATGGCGATTTGCGCTTGACGATTTTTGAAAGTCGTCAAAAAAATCCCCTATTTTTGTAATTCCATTTTGTGTTACTGCAACGTGCAGACTTTGAACGACTTGCAATAAATCTGATGTTTGCACTCAAAATAAATGATGAAATATTTGCACAATCCAATTATTAATTCGACCTTTGATGTGTTGGTTCTTTGACACGCTGGTTTTCCTGCTCCGCCGCCTCCGGGTTAGCTGATCGCAAAGTTCCGTCGTGATGACAGGTGCGAAGGTCAGTCCTCCGGGTTCGGTGGGCAAGGTCAACGAAATAATCTCGAAAATATATGGACTGCATTTTGCAGGCAGGTAAAAAAATTGTGCCGAACCTTTAAGCGTCGCCGGTGGTGGTTTACGATCCGGGCGTCACAATTTGAAAAATGCCGTTTTTTACGGCTACCGAAACAGGCGACCAACGTGATGACTATGGCAGAACCACACGTCACGAGTGAACAGAAAGCAAGCCGACCCCATAAAGGATACAGAAGGAAGATCATCCTATTCTCTAACGATCGCTTAACACCGGCGTAGCGACCGCACCTTTTTAAATGTTGTGCAGACACCTCCGACAGTAATGGTAGTAAGGCGAATGGATTGTACTGCTTCGTAGCAGTCACCTCTTACAGTTATGGTAGTCGGGCTAATGGATTGAACTGCACCTTTTAATTAATGCGGGGCGCTTCGGTTCGACGCCGACGCCGGTGGCTAACCGTAAATACATTACGGACTAACTTTTTAATTACTCACTAACACTTACGAAGATGACAACACTCAAAGGCATTATGGTACAGGAACTGAAAGATTACTTTCTTGCAAACTATGGTCATATTTCTTTGGAACTAAACAACAAAGAAATTTATGACTTGCTCAAGCGCTGGAACTTTAGGGGTTACAGCCTTAAAAGGTGTGCCGATCTGCTTGCTGACCACCTTTTAGCTAATGGCGCAGAAGCGCAGGAATAACAATTAAATATTACGACAATGACAATTAACGAAGCTATTCGGGCAATCGTAACGTATGAAACGTTACCGCCACAGATTGACTACACGAAGCCGTGGGAATACAAGGCACGGAAGGCACAGGAACATATTGACCGGCAGCCGTTCAATATTAGGGCTGCGATCAATTCGCAGATTCGCAAGCAGATCGCCGAATACTACGGTGAGAACGGCGCAGCACAATACGACAAACTTTTTTAACCTTTTAATTAATGTAAAATGAACGCAAAACGAAAAGTACAAATTGAAAAAATCAAGTCGCAGATTGACGACCTAAAATCAGAACTTGAAAGTCTGCAAAGTGACGAGCAGGAATCATTTGATAATATACCTGAAAATTTGCAGGGCGGTGAAAGATATGCGGCATCCGAGCAGGCGCTTGACAATTTTGATAACGCCATTAGCAGCTTGGATGATGTTATTTCAAACCTTGATGATATAATTGAGAATTAATTTTTAACCATTTAATTTTTACGAAGATGAAAACAATTGAAATGATCAACCCGGATTTCTTTCTTGATGCTTACCAACAGCAGAAACAAGAACTGCGCAACTTAACAATGAAGATCATGCTTACACGTATGGTCTTGCAGAACCTTGCTGACATAATCTCACCGAAGCAATGGAAGCTTGAAAAATACGGCTGGTCGTGGACACGGTTCGTCGCAAATGAAGGCACGACCGTCGCAGACCTTGACCGGCTGGCAAAGAAGCTTTCAATGATTTTTCGTAATAATCCAAGCAAGGAGATAATGAAGACCAGCATCGTGTTCAGCTGGTATATTCGCCTGAAGCTTGACGACAAGGTGCTGCCGGCTGTGCTGGTTGAACTGGTCGTAGGGAATACCGAAAGCTGCGAACTGGTTGAAAAGGAAGTAATCGAAAAGCGTTATGAACTTACCGGTTACTGCAAGCAACTGCAAGAACGTGAATACCTTGTTTAATTAACCCGGCTGGGATGCGTGAAATACCGTATGCCGTAAGTGCGATCCCAGCCACAACTTTTTTAACCTTTTGTTTCACTAAATAAAAACGAAGATGAGTAAATGCGAATTAAAAGTAGAACGCCCGGCAGACTTTCAGCCGGCACTTTGGGAAGCACTCAACAGCAAATTAATGAAGGTGCTGACCGAGAATTTTGAAATCGACGCCACGAGTGACGAAGCCTGCAACTGGCTTTTTTACGAGTTCCTCTCTGCACGTCAAATAAAGGACGTTGCGGTAATAGTTTTCGGCAATGACCTGCCATACACCTTAAAGGTAGTAACTAACCTGCGCCTAACGGGCGACGGTGCTTGTCCTAACTGCGGCAGCAATGACCGGGCTGACATAACGGGTGACGTAAAGAATGAAGAAACTTACGGCACTTACTTTGAGATAATCGGCTACAAGTGCAACAGCTGCCTACATAAAGATTACAGATGAAGCGCCGTTATCTTTTAACACGTAACCGTCGGCGAAGCAAGGCACGTGAACGCCTTGCCCGCATACGCAGCACGGGCGAACTCATTCGCCGGCTAAAGAACTTTCAGGATGGCAGGGTATTCATAGTTGATACCCAGCCCCTGAAATGGAATCCACCTTGCCTACGTGTCATTGAGAACCACGAAGGCGTATTGCTTTACGCTAAAGAATTAGCAACTTTAGCAAGCGCTTTGGAACGCAAATTAATCATACGCACAGAATCTAAACAACTCAATTATTTTATTTACTAAACCAAATTTTAACGAAGATGTACACAGATGAAAGGGCTTTATTAGCCAGCAAATTAGAAACTACCCTCACGGGTAAATCACGTTCAATCAGCACAGCTATTGAACAGATTAACCGCACCGGCACACTTCTTGACGACTACCTTGTACCGGCGCAGACCATTGACTTCCGCTTACGCCGGGGCGAGCCCGACGAAACTGTGCGGCTCACCTTTAAGCCTGACACTTACCACGGCGAACAGTTTGATCCGTTCCGCATCCATGACCACGCACTCGGACAGATTGCCGACAAGCTTTCAGTCCCGCCGGTTTACCTCAAGACACTTACGAAGGGAACAGACTGGCAGAAGAATCTTGCGCTGACCATAATGCAAACCACCACCGACAATACAACACGTGAACGGGTGCTGGTACGCACGGTTGAAGGTGAGGTCAGGGGCTTTTTAAGTGACAAGTACCGCCGCCTGAACTCCATGCAGATTTTCATTGCCTTTCTGCAGGCTGCGCAGGCGACCGGTAGCGTGCTGGTAGATGCACACGCCGGCGAAACAAAAGGCTTCCTTGAAGTGATCAACCCGAACATCGTTGAGTTTGACACGCCGTTCAATGGCAGGAACTTTATGGCAGTAGGCGCACGCATACGCAACAGCGACTTCGGCGACGGGGCTTTGGAAGTTTACCTCTTTGGCTTGCTCGTAAAGTGTATGAACGGGCTGGTCGGTCAGAGTATGCTGCGGGAATTTCATCTTGGCGGGCGCATACCGGATGACATACGCATCAGCGAAGAAACTTACCGCAAAGATACCGATGCGAAGGCAAGCTTGGTAGGTGACGTAATGAAGCAGATTTACTTACCCGAAACTACCGAGAACCTTATTGGCAGAATACAGGGCGCTTCAGCAAAGCCGGTTGACCTTGTTAAGGAAGTTGAAAAGCTGCCGAAGCTTGGCTTAACGCTGGGTGAAAGCGAAGCCGTTGGTAAGGTGCTTATGGAGAACGATCCTAACAATGGCTTGCAGGGTAACCCGACACTTTGGAAGCTGGTCAATGGCTTGACAGCCGTGGCACGTGACGCCAAGCCGGAACGCAAGCGGGAACTTGAATTAATTGCCGCAGAAATGTTGAAATAGTAAATATTTGTGTAATTTTACTAATGAGTAATGGCGGTAAAATGCGCCGCCGTTACTTATTTAACATTTACCAAATGATTAACGTTTACAAAATAAGTTTGCGTTACAGGCGTGCCAAGTTTGCACACGTGAATAGCACAATGAGATTTAGGGCGTGGATTGTGCGGCTGGAGATTACATTTTGGGATCATTCCAGCCGTGCAAAAATGCCCGTATTTTGGAAGTTTTACATTACACTGAATTAAAATCAAACGTTATGGTTGTAGACAAAAGCAGATGGAAATATGATTACGATAATCGGCGTGATTACAGGGCATATAACTACGTTGCACAATTCGGGAGGGCTCATTTTACTTTAGAATGCCCGTTCTGTTTTAAACGTGTGACAGCCTATGTGTGGAGTCTTGCGGGCGGCGGTAAAAAATGCCCCGACTGCGGAGCTATTCATACGTCCTTTGGTTCATTCCCATTAATCAATAAAAGTAAAGATGACACAGAAACTTAAGCCGGTATATTCCATTACCGCCAAAGATGACGTTACAGCAACTGCAATTTATTCCTGCCTGAAAACACTTTGTCAGGACTGGCAGCTGATGGATCATTACGGGGTAATATGGCGCAGACTTCGAGATGAAGGCTCATACCGGGATGCGAAAGCAATAATCAAAAAGCACAACTTAATTAAAAGCAAGTACGAACGTAAACACTAATTAAAACGAAGATGAAACAAGACGAATTAACAGTCAGTCAGATCAAGGCTATGCACTTTGCGGACGACGCCTTGATGTTAAGCCCTTACCCATTGTACCGCTATGAGTACAAGGGTGACCGCTTTTATTACTACACTAACCCGGAAGAATTACCATACCAACAGGCGGCAGCGCCCGCAGGTGTGACACTTGTCCCGGAAGTACACTTTGCAGTCGGGGTGACAACACTCACCCGGCGCACAATCCCGCAGAACGAAGGGCTTGTAAAGTGGATTGCAAATATGGGTTACGACGCTGCCATTGCTTACCGTGACCAGCGTGCAAAGTATGGCAGCTTGATGCACACCTGCTACGCCACGATGCTCATAAAAAAGGTTTTCAATCTTGACCTTTTGCCTGAAGTTGTTCACAACTACTGCGCTGTGAATAAGCTTGTGGTGAACGAAGCCGTTTGGGTGGATGACCTCAAGCAGGACTTACTTGCCTTTGCAACGTTCCTGCATGAATACCAAGTGAAGCCGCTGGCGATTGAACTTTCACTCGTTTCGCCCCGGCTTGGCGTGGCTGGTACGCAGGATTTGTTCTGCGAAATGGACTATGAAGAAAAGGGTTACTTTGGTGAGGTTTATGCAAGCGGCATTAATAAAGGTCAGCCGAAGGAAACAAAGCGCACCGTTCGCACGCTGGCTATTGTGGACTTCAAAAGCGGGCGTGACACAACCGGCGGCATACATAATGCTGCGCAGCTGGCAGCCCTCAAGATGATCTTCAAGGATAACTACCCGGCATACGCTGACCGTACCATACGGCTTTACAACTTTCACCCGAAGGACTGGCGAAAAGTGCCTACCTATACGCTGGTTGATCAGTCGGACGCCTTTAGCGAAACAGCCGTAATGAACATCATTGGTCTGTACCATGAATTTGAACCTGCGCCCGAAGAAAAGACGGTAATAGAAATGTTTGGCGTAATTAACCTTGACCAGCCCGGCGGCGAGAACTTCACAACCAAAGTGATTAAGGAAATTGTGCAGGCTAATGTTGATATTGAGAACACACCTTATCAGCAGTATGACTACGCAGACTTTTATTTTAATGACGAATCCGATGAAGGCAGCAGAACGTAACTTCATTAGGTTTACACGTAGCAGCATAATAGTATATCAGCCAGTAGTAAGGGAACTTGCGCTGGCTGATTTACAGCTGATACACGTTGGTCAGTACCCTGTCAAGTGGAATTGGTACATTGCTTTTTTCTCTAACGATTCATCACTTTTCCCATGGAAAGGGACGGGAGGTGCGCCACGCTGGCTACACCAAGTAAACCCGCCAGCTGAAACACTTTACGCATATAACTGGACAGCACTTACGGGTGATTTTACAATCGGTAAGGACGTTGCAACTTTTAACAATTTACTTTATTTTAAACTTAACAAATACGAAGATGCGAAACAGTAGAATTTTAAGACAGAACATTCCAGCGCAGAACACCCGGTTACCACTAATCGGGCGCATACGCTGCGGCGAGAAAAGGATCAACAGCGCCGGCAAAGAATACCCGGTGAGCCTTGACTACTTTGTTGCAACTGGCAGCTATGCCAGCAAGTTCGACGAAGTTTACACCAAGCCCGAACGCATACAGATTGTTTTCATCAGCGACGATGACTTCCAAAGCTGCTATGAAGAATGGGACGGGCGTGATAAGGAAGGGCGCAGGGCTGGTTATGGCGACGGCGTTACTTACTGGCTTTGGGATTATGCCGGGAAGGAAGAATACAAGCAAACCACCGACCGTAACGCCGTGCTTGAGTTCAGCAAGAGCCATAACATCAAATGGCGGCAGGTGCTGACCATTAACTTCATACTCCCTGCAATCAAGGGCGTCTTTGGCGTTTGGCAATTTCAAACCGGCGGCGACAAGAGTTCAATCAGCGCCATACGGAATACCTTTGACGAGATCAAGGAACAGGCTGGCACGGTTGTAAATATCCCGTTTGACCTTGTAGTAAAAAAGGTCACCAGCAACAAACCGGAGGCGAAAAGCGTCTACCCGGTCGTGAGCCTTATCCCAAACATCAGCGCCGAGAATATGGAGACGCTGCGAGCCTTTTTTGAGGCTGGGCTGGACATACGCAAGCAGGGCATACTGAACGAACAAAAGCTGACAGCCTTGCAGGAACACGCCGTAGTTGAGATACAGCCGCTTGAAGAAGCGCCACCAAAGCAGCCAGCCGCCAAGCCGCCCAGCGAACCGGTCACGCATGACGATTACGTGCTGCGGCAGATTGCCGCCTGCACTACGCTTGACCAGCTGCGGGAACTTTACAGCAATGAGCCGGGCTTATTCATGGAGGATGAGAACTCACCGCTGGGCAAAGCTTACGCCAGCCGGTTTAATGAATTGCAGAATGGAAACTGACATGGCAAAACTGCGCAGCGTGAATACGCACTTTTGGCAGGACGACTACATTTGCGAACTGCCAGCCGAACAGAAATTGTTATTTCTGTATCTGCTTACCTGCCCGCTTTCAAACATTGCCGGCGTTTACGAGATCACCCGCCGGCAGATTTGCTTTGACACCGGGCTGACGCCTGAACAGCTTACGGCAGCTATAACAAAGTTCATAGCCGACCGCAAGTTATTCTACGCCGATAACTACATTATGCTGGTTAATCACCATAAGAACCAAAAGCTTAACCCGTCAATGGAGAAGGCACGCCGTATGATTATCAAGGCGTTACCGAAGCGGGTGCATGATATTTACGAAAGTTGTCTGGTACAGGATGCCGACACCATGCGACAGGATGGGGACACCATGCCGCCATCCTGCCTAAAAGATAAAGATAAAGATAAAGATAAAGATAAAGTGGAAGTTAAAAGAAAAGCTTTCGCTGCCGAACTTTATCATAAGGATTATCTTAAGTATGGTACACAAATGCTGCAAAACTTTTGCAATTACTGGACTGAACTCAATGCCAGTAAGACCAAAATGCGCTACGAACTGCAACTTACTTGGGAACTGCCCCGGCGGCTTGCCACGTGGGCGGCACGTGAAAACATATCAACGACCGCCAAGAAAAGCGAATTGCTCACCTACAACGAATACCTTGAAGTTATTAACAAGGGCGGCAGGGGTGAAGATTACCAAGTTGTGAAGCAGGACGGTAAAACGTTTTGGGTACACGTAACGAATGTTCACAAATACACAAACGAAGATGAGCAAAAAGAAACATAGGAAGTTAAAGGCGCAGGTATTTGACCTGCTCAAGAACCAGCCCCTCACCCGTGAGAGTGATCGGGAACTGGTTGCGCTTTACTGGCAGATTGAACAGCCGATGCTATTTGCCTTTCGCCCAGCCGAAGCCGTACTGCGTGCCTACATCAATGCTGAACTTACAAGCGTTGAAAGCATCACACGCACCCGGCGGCAAGTGCAAAAGGAACACCCGGAATTAGGACGCTGGGGCAAACAGGTATTAACTAATTTCCCAGCGCCATGACCAGCCAGCAAAGGATAGTATTCAGGGGCAGACACTTCACGTATGGTGAAGTGCTTGCCTTTGCACAATTTTACCACCTGCACCACGGCGAGAACAGCCCGGATAACTTGCTTGCAAACTACTTCCGCTGGAAGGAAATTTCAAAAGAGTTTTCGGCGACCGCCCGGCGGCTGCTTGTTGTTGAAGAAACGGTGGTGAACTATTACGGGCTTGACATGGCAGACGTCAGGGGGAAGCGCCGGTACAAGGAACTGGTCAGGGCACGGCAGGTGATTGCATACCTGACGGTGCACTATGCTTCGCAGAACGCTATTACCGGCGTTATTGGCATGAACCGTAACAACGTGCAGTTCAGTAAGACTAAATGCGGTATCCTCATGGAGACCGAAAAGCTTTTACGGCAGGAGGTTGCTGAAATTGAACAGCGCCTCAAGCCGCAACTACTTGAAATTGACGAAGAAGTAAAACGCCTTGAACAGCAAGAGGCAAAACGTTTTAACGAAGATGAAACAGCTGAAGCAAATACAACAGGAACTTGACGCCCTGCGCAAACAGGGAAAGGACGCAGTTTTCACGGAGCAGCGCAAAATTGAGAAGCGCATTTTGTTTCTTGAGATGTGCCGGCTTTACCTTGAAACAAAGCCCCGTGAGGAGTTCATAAAAAAGCAGCTTGAATCGATTGGCTTTATAGTGGGCACACTTGAGAGCCGCTTTGGTCAGTGGGCAAGCCACCGCACGGGCGGGAACAAAGAACTGCGCCGGGAGTATAATGCTTTGTGCCAAATACCAAAGTACAAACAGCAGATCAAGACGCTGAAATTTCTGCCTGACTGACTATGTTCACTATGGCAGTTTTGCAGGAGATAATTGACTACTGCACAGCGCAGGCGCAGCGCTATAACTTTGGGCTGCGCTATACGGCGAACGGCACAAAGGAACAGCAACTGACGGGCTTAATAGGTCAGTCGGTTGTGATGACTTGGTTCGGGGCAGGGTTAATCAGCGGTGAGGATGGTTGTGACGGCGGGCTTGATGTGCTTTACGCCGGGCGCAGGATTGATGTCAAGACTATGGGGCGCACTACCGCCGTCAAACCATACTACACTAACAATTTCCTTGCCTTGCAGGCAGATTACAAAACTGATGTTTACATTTTCTGCAGCTACAATAAACTCAAGGCAGAACTAACGGTTTGCGGCTGGGTGACAAAACAGGAACTCGCAGCCGCCCGGCGTTATTACCCACGGGGCACGTTACGGCAGCGTAGCGACGGCACAACGTTCACAACCTTTGCCGATCTTTACGAGATTGACAACTGCGCCTTACATGACGTCACCGGCGTAACTGACCTTTTAGTGCAGCTTGCAGGGTTGTGAGAAAATAAATTTGTTTACATCACGAATATTGCAGTAATTTGTTTCATGGTAACCATCGGCATACTTCGAGCAGGCTCATGACGTTGCGGACGCAACCGACTGATGCCTGCTTTTTTTATGCCCTCACCCGCCGCAGATGAAGGAAGAAGCTTACAGTCATGCCGCACTTTGCAATTACATACGTGCCAATCACCCGGACGTAATTTTTACCAGCGACCTTTCGGGCGTGCGCCTGCCTATCGGGCTGGCACGTGCCGTCAAGCCGCTGAAAAGCAGCCGGGGCATACCTGACATAATAATACTGCACCCGGCGGGCTGCTATCATGGCTTGCTGATTGAACTCAAAGCGCTGGACGTGCGCCTTTACCGCAAGAACGGGCAGCTGGTCAGCGACGAACACCTTGCCGAGCAGGCTTTGGCTATCACCCGGCTGCGCAGCGTTGGCTATGCAGCTTTTTTCGTTTGTGGCTTTCATGCCGGGCGCAGGCTTGTTGACGAGTTCTTCGCTTTGCAGCCGATTTGCGGAATCCTAAACGTTGGTGATGGTGTTGAGCCACTCGTTTATCGATAGTGTAACCTGCCTAACGTGGTTAGGTAACTTTTGCAATAAACCAACAAAAGCAATATGAAA